AGCTTTGTTTATTAAAATTTACTAGGTTTTTTATTGTGTATTCTCTAGTAGAAAATTTATGACCACAAGCTAGGCATTTCCTCCTCCTCCAAATGTAAGGAATAAAATCTTCTCTTTGTTCTTTGTAAGTGGGTACTGGCTTGCCTATTTTGTGACCACGTTGGGAAAGAGTAGCCCGACTGTCAAACACTTGACTTTCTAGGCTCTCACATTTAGGACACTTCAATTCTTTTCCTCCTCCCAAAATTTAATTAATTGTTTTAGTTCACCTATCCGTTCCTTTGCTTTCTTAGTCTTCTCAATTTTTCTTATGTTGATTTGCTTCAGCATAGCTTGAGTTTCCTTCTCTAGTTCTTCCATAAAGTTCACAGTTAAACCTCCAAAATAGTAGACACTATCTTTCTTTTCAATAAAGATATACACTCTTTTGGATCTTTATTATGTAAGAAATTAGTATCAATAGAAGAGCCTGTAATCCTACAGGCTCGGTGATAAATACTCTCTAGTTCCCAGAGAGTTTGATAGGTTTTTCTTTTGGTCATGCTTCTACCCTGTCATGGATAGGTACAGCACCATAAAAGTCATGGTCTAATAATGACTTAATAGCTTGATTAAATCTACTGTCAGATGTTGCAGCATAATTACCTCCCATCATTGTGGATTTATGTTTTACTTCTTTAGGTATGATCTTGACAGATGACCCAAAATAAAAAGTTTGTTTTACTAATTCAGCAGCAGGGTATTCTTCATTAGGTTCAAAAGGTCCGTTTACATTTGTAAGACATAACCCTTTTATATTTCTTGAAGATACCCCTCCATTAGTGCAGTCTATCTTGTCTATATCTCTATAGATTGAAACATGTAATCCCATAATAAGTTTTGGCTCCTTTTGTAAGTTGGTTGTAAGTCATGGTAAACATGACTATATCTAGTGTAATTTAAGACATTAAAAAAGTCAACCCAGTAAACGCCCAAAGGTAAGTTTATTAGGTTGACTAAGATTTAACTAAGTTCTTTATGATTTAACCTTTTCATTTCTTTTAATGCTTCATTCATGGTTGAATAAACCATTGCAGCATTAGGAAAGTTATGTTTTAATTCATAATCTTTATCAAAGATTTGAAAAGTTGTAGGCTCACAATAATAAAGGCCTCTATCAAATACAAAATAATTCATAATAATTTATTTAATCGTGAAAGCCTGCTATAAATTCACCCTCTAAAGTACCCTCTAGCCTGCCCTCTAATAGATCCATCATTTCTTGATGTTCTGCTTCGCTGTAGGCTCTTTTATCGTTAGGCACGAAGTCTTGCCAGTCAGTTCCGTCATATTTAAAAGATAAAATATTATCTTCTATAAAATAATCAAAAGTTGAGCCATCTAACTTAGATGTGAATTTTTTAATCTTGTTTAGTTCCATTGGTGGTTCCTAATAAGGTTGATAATAAGAGACTTGTTGAGAGTCTCTTTTACAGGCTCCTAAGAGCCTATAAGAGAGATTCTTTACTATTGCTCACCTACTACAAGGTCAGCAGCTTTAACAGCATTAGAGAATACTTTCATAAGGTTAGAAGCTTTACCATCAAGAGCCTTAATCCAAGAATCAAAATACGCTACGTGGTTTTGAGTATCGCAGCTAATTTGTAGCCTATTGGCAATTAACATGCTTGCAAATTCCGCCCGTAATTCCTCTAAAGAATAAGGCTTAGATCCAAAAGTATTACCTATTGGTAAATCTAATCTTGTTTTATGTGCGGTTGAGTGTGAGAACTCATGAGCCATAGTTGCAAGGTAAGCTTCGTCATTCTCGAAGGATTCCCTTCTAGGCATGTTCACAAGGTCTTGAGAGCTTCTATAGAAGGCTCTGTCCCCTGCATGATGTAATCCACCCTCTAAACCTTTTGAGTATGTCATAAGACGTTCTAAGGCTTGCTTGCATCTATCCTCTAAAGGTCTAGCAGATTTAATACTTTGATTCTTAAATTCTGCTAACTTTGCGTCAAGTTTATCCTGACTCTTTTGGTCTTTACCTTCAATATCTGAGACATTAAAGACAGTAGCCCCTTTAAAGCTAACCTTCATAATAAATTCTTGATTCCCTTCTTTATCAAGTTTTGGTGATCCGTCTTCATTAGTAAGATCAATTTTAAAAGGATTCGGCCTTAAGATTCTTGCAGCTTTAGAACCCTTTTTAACTACCCACCCTTGCTCTTTGGCTTGGCCATAACCTATCCACAATGGTAAGTCTTGACCTTTAGACCACATATAGAGCTCTAAGATAATTGGATTAGATCCTGTGTAATGATGACCAGTTAAAAAGTTTTGATGTATGCCCTGATTGTCAGGCTTCCAAGGCTTACGCCAAGGACTTATATCTGAAGTTCTATTCTCTAAAGCATTAATAACATCTTTAAGGATTTCTTCTTCTACCTTTACTCTTGGTTTTTTTGAAGTAAATGTCATTGGTTTTTGGTTGATTGATTTGTACTGTTAAGAGACTTTTTTAGAGTCCCTTTTAGAGAGTCTTAAGACCCTCTAAGAGAGAGTCAAGAAGCGATTACTATTTGTTTGTCAACGTCTTCTTTAGTTCGTTGATAAACTATGTCGTAATCTGCATAGCCCATACAAGAGTAATATTCCATGTCAAATTGTTCCCAAAAGTATTCCCAGTATTCAATACTTGTAACTTTAGTTTTCATAATGTGGCTCCTTGTAATTAGTTAGCTGGTTTACTAACTTGTTTTTAATATACCAACATATTCTGGTATTTGTCAATTATTTGTTTATTAATTTCCCTTGATCCCTTGGTATCACTTAGTAATTACTTCTTAACACTTTGTTATATTATACCCTCCCAGCGATAATATGAAAATAAATACATCCAAATAAAAAAATAAGACTAGATACACTAAGAATAATATAAGATATATTATGAAACACTAGTTATATCAATGGTTTTACTAGGATTAGACTATTATTTTTATATTTTTGCGACAGGCTAGGGGTAAAATTTACTTTCTATATACGTATAACCCCTTCAAATTTTTGTAGTAAAACTATTTGGTAAGGAAGGAAGGCAGGTAGGCAGAAGGATCTTTATAAATCCTTAGGATCCCCCTTAGTAGATACTTAGTGTAATCTTAGGTAACACTTATTAGAGGGAGGGAGCACGTACCTTAACTCTCTCCTATAGTGGTCCCTAATAGAGATCGCTTATGAAGCCTTGGTTTTGGGGGTTACTATTTTTAATTTGTTGAGGGGTCATACCCATAGCAGTTTGAGAGATGGTGTTGTTTAGTAGAGAGGACCAGTTATCTGTGTGTATTGAAAGGAGTTCATCTTGCCTTCTAGCCATGTTTAGATCTTCGTTTTGGGCCATGTAATCAGTCCAGTAGGCTACTGCACCTGCAAGAGAGTCAACGAGGTCATCGTGGACTAGAGAACCTCTGTGACGAGAGATACGTGATAGTTGATAGACAAGTTGAAGTTTTAATCTACGCTCTGGAGTTTCTTGAGGGTTGGAACGGAAGTCTTTTTCTATCACTTTGCGGTCGATAATTAGACGGTGAGAGTTCATAACAGGTTCGAGGGTGTCTATTATTCGTAATTCTTTGGTCTTGTTGTTTCTTATGTCTTCAATTTGGCAGGGGTGTATTCGAGATATGAAAGGTTTAAGTAGTTCAGCGAACATTCCTCCTCCGAAGTTTTGTTCAATAAGGATAGTATTAATATTATTTTCTTTAGCTAGTCTAGATATTTTAAGCAGAACGGGGTCTGTATAGCCCCCAGACAGGCCTAAACACTCAGTTACATATAAATTACCGTTAAGCATCTTAACGCAGCTTATAGCGGTCTGATCCTTGCCTTTTCCTGATGGGTCAACAAACATAACTGACCCTGTGTATTCAATAAAGTCACCAAATTCTTGAGCAGGTCTATGAAATCTGTCACCATTGAAGCCAACGCAGGGTAAATCTTGTATTACATATTCTGGATTGTTAGACCAAATAACTTTTTCTGGTGCAAATTCTTTATTGATGGAAGCAATTACTAGGTCGTTTATTTTTAATGGGTATCTATCTTGGTCTGAAAGGGTGGTGTCCAGTTGGAATTGTAGATTAAACCCAGAACGACCATAGGAAGCTTCACGTTCCATTAGATCCTGTGCAGAGAACCTTATAGGATCTACAGGATCTTGTGGTTTTACAAGACCTTCTAGGAGTTCTTTCTGGATCTTGGGAGCAAGTCTATCTCCGTAGTTGTTTTTTAGTTCTGGATAACGTGCAGTCCAGATTCTAGTTTCATATCCACGTTCTTCTAAGGTTAGATATACAGAATTTTCTACCTGTGGTGTACCAAGGAAGGTGATTTTGCCATTTGGTTTTAGTATTGCTTCAAATTCTTTTACAGCTTCCGATAGCTTGTCTCTCATAGGTTGAGTAAAGGAATTATTGGGGACTTCTACGTCATCAGCAATAACTTCATCAGCCCTAGCACCAGACATCTGCCCTAAGACCCCTCTGGACGAACAGGAGGGTGCATGATCGGCTTGTGCTGGTCTTACATCAAAACTTACCTTACTGTTCCTCTGGTCATCTCTGGGGATCAATGGAGCAAGTATAGGCATCTCATTGATAAGACGCATAGTGAAGGTAGTAAAATTATCTGCTCTGTCTTTACTGGCTGAGACAACTAAGAATTTAAGCTGTGGATTCATACGAAGTCTCCACACAACGTATGTAGAAGTAATCCAACTCTTACCTACACCTCTGAATCCCTGTATGATCTTACGTCTAGCACCATATTGTAGATATTCAGCTATGTCTAACTGAACTGGTGTAGGGTCTGGTAGATTTAGATGTCTCCAGGTAACGATTAAGAAATATCTAAAGTCTTGTAGTTTCTCAGGAAGCGGCTTCATAAAGATCTTTTACTCTTTGCAAAGGAATAGCTGCACATTGAGGTACGACACTATTACCTAATGATCTAAGTCTGTCCACCCTATTTCGTAGCCCATCATCTCCTCTACGAAGGCAGGGTTCAGATACATATGATCGCCATTCTGGGGATAGGTGTGGTGTATTGCTCTGCCAAGTGTATGCTGCATTTTGCAATTCTTTAGGGATTGTGAACTTCCGTCTTTCCACTCCCTTGCTGTAGGAGTTGGTAAACTCTGTAAATGATTGAATAGTTCTACTGCTTGAGGGTTTACTGCTTCTCTCAGATTGGCAAGATTGGTTCTGCCCTTCCTGTGTTCTGTCACTTGCTTCAGCATTGAACCCACACTTCTCTGCGGAAGGTAATCCATTGTTGTTGGTGTCGGTAATTGTGATACTACTGTTTCCAAATTTGGATATTGATGATTTTTTATTGACCGAAGATTTAAATTTGCTGCCATTGCTTGATTGGCTCTTGGAGTAGGCAACGAGCCACCATCTGCTTCTCTGATGGCAAGCTCCCACAGAACTTGCTGGTATAACTGACCATTCTGCATCATACCCTGCTTCGGAAAGTTCCCTGAGTACAATGTCCAACCCTCTATTAAGGATCGCTGCCACGTTCTCCAGGACAACGTATTTTGGTCGTACCATGCGTATGACTCGCATGAGTTCAAAGAAGAGTCCTGACCTGGTTTCTTCGGTAATGCCTTTTTGAAGACCTGCAACTGATATGTCTTGGCAGGGAAATCCTCCTGTAATGACTTGATATTCTCTAGGTTTAGCTGTAAAGGTTCTGATGTCATCATGGATAGGAACGTGTGGCCAATGTTTTTTAAGAACTTTTTGACAGAAAGGGTCAATTTCTATAAATTGTGTAGTTTCAAAACCTCCTATAAGTTTTTCAGCAGCATAACTGAAACCACCAATACCTGCAAAGGTATCTAAAATTTTCATATATCAGCTAAAGGTACAGCATCTAGGTCTGGTAGGTTTAACATTAGTTCTTCCATAGGATTCTTTTCTACAGGAATACACTCAACACCATTATCTTTTAAGAACTGTCTAGCTACATTTAGATCCCCTGCCTTTGCTTCACCACTTTTAACTTTATCTAATAATTCTTGAGCTAAGACTAGGTGTAACTGTTCTAATAATTT